CACGGCCGGTGGATGCCGTCTGAAGGCCAGCACCTCGAACCCGTCCCCACAGGCGCTCCGTACCACGAAGCGAAGCGCATCCTTCGCATGAACGACGCGCGGGATCAGCGCGTCGCCGACCTCATGGCCGGCCCCCGTGCGTCCGGCCTTCCGGCCATGACGCGCGAGGAAGCCGTGCGCCAGCTTGTCGCCGAGGAGCGCAAGCGCATCGGGGGCGAGGCTCTCGACGAGGAGCGCAGACGGCGCGGTTTGATGACCAGAGAGGAAGCACTCCGCTTCGCTGAGCGCGTGCGCCGCGCCAAGATTCGTAAGGGCGACGTGGAGGGCCACCCCTTCCACGGGAACCAATACGCCGACGTTGCCGGCGGCGGACAGGAAGAGAGCGCGTCCACGCCGCGTGGACAAGCCGTAGCGCCGGACACGCCGGTCGGGCAAGTCGGCATCACCTCCGAGCCCGTGTCGGATGTGCCCGATCCTCCCGGCGCGTTCCGCCCCAACGTGGAGGCGGACAGCAATGGCGACGGCGTGACGGACTCCGCGCGAGTGGGCGTGCCGGCGGACGAGGTTCCGCCTCCCCCCACCGTGCCGCGGCTCCCGAACCTCACGCCCCAGGAGCGGCAGGCCGAGACGGAGTTCGCCACCGCATACGAGAAGGATCCCGAGAAGTTCGCGCGAGCGTATATCGACATGGTGAAGGCGGACCCGCCTGCCACCTTCGAGGCCGACGCGGCGAAGAAGCTCTACGGGGCATGGAAGGGCGAGGGACTCAGCGAGGAGCAACGAGCCGAGGTGCGCTCGACGCTGAACACCGCGCTCCATCAGACGGCCGACGCCATCGCCAAGAAAGCCCTGCTCATGCACCTCGACGAGATGAGCGACGACGAGCGGAAGAAGGGGATGCTCGTGACGGTGGGCGGCTGCGGCGCGGGCAAGGGCTACGCGCTGAAGACGCTTGCGGCGAACGGCTATACCGACTTCAACAAGATGCACTACGGGGTGATCTGGGATAGCGCGGGCGACCAGAACGCCACCGAGAACCCGTGGCTCCTGTCCGAGTGCCAGAAGCGCGGGATCCCCGTGACCTACGCGTACATCTCGTCGGACCCCGAGACGGCATGGGCCGACCCGAAGCGCGGCGTGGTGCAACGCGCCGAGGATCCGAAGGACGGCCGCATGGTGGACGCGTCCGTGTTCGCCGACTCCTACGTCCTCGGGGCCAGGAATCACGACGCGTTCTCCAAGCACCACGCGGGCGAGGCCACCTTCGTCTACGTCAAGAATGGTGCGAAGATCGAGAAGCTCTCAGGCGTCCCGGCGTCCGACATCGCGCGGGACAGGAAGGCGCTCCATGAGTTCGCCGTCAAAACGATCCGAGACAAAGCCGGAATCAAGCCCCGCATCCGACGCGGAGCCCTCGTGGGAGAGCGCATCTGGGCCAACCCGTGAGCGGGTGAGCATCCCCGTCACGGACGAGTCGCTGATCGCCTACTCCGAGGAGCACAGGACGCGCGAGGCCCGCCTGGACCGCGTCGCGCCGACCCTGTGCCCGACCGACTGGAAGCCCCCAAGTCTCTCAGCCGACGGGAGTTACGCGAAAGAGGGAACTTCCGAGGACGCGTCTTCGTAGCTCCCTGTGATGAAGCTCTGTCGGCGTGGACACGACCTAGACGCACCCGGGGGCCGCACGAAGCCGAATCGGCACCACCCGATCGGGGTGTGCCGACTCTGCCAGAACGCCGCGAACGTGCGCTATCACCACTCCCCGGGTGGGCGCGTGAAGCAGCGCGGGCACCATGAGAAGTACCTCCGCACGCCGAAGGGCCGCACGCGCCGGCTCGCGCAGATGCGTCGCGCCTACATCCGACAGCACGCGGCGCGGCTCGATTACGCCTCGCGCTACTACGAGAAGAACGGCGACAAGGTGCGGGAAAACAATCGCGTCTACAAGGCGCGTGGACGCGCTCGATACGGTTCGGAATCCGCGGCCTTCTGGGCTCGCCAGATGGCAAACTCGTTGTGAGGTGATCGCATGAAAGTCCGAAGCCTGAAGCTGCCGACGAAATCGTTCACGCTCTACCCGCTCTCGGATGTGCATTGGCCCTCGCACGACGCCGACAAGCTCGACGCCTGGAGGGACACGGTGCTCTCAGACGACCAGGGCGTCGTGACCCTCGGGGGCGACCTCTTCGACTTCGCTCGCGGCCACTACCGGGCGCACCTCGGCGGCTACGTCGCGGACCAGAACAGCCGGAACCCCATCGACGACATGGCTTACGAGAAGATCGAGGGCCTCGCCGCGTACCTCAAGCCCGTGAAGGACCGCGTGCTCTTGACGTGCGTGGGGAACCACTTCTGGCGCTTCCAGAACGGACGCGTCAGCGATCAGGAGCTTGCGATCATGCTCGGCATCCCGCAGACGTTCGTCGGGGCGCTCGGCCTCCAGTCGATCAGCCTGAAGGGCAGGACCGAGGTGCTCATCGCGCTCCACCACGACGCCGGCCGAAAGGGCGGCACCGCGAGCACGGACCTCCTGGCCTTCAACCATTGGAGCCACGCGACCCGTGCGGACATCTACTGCGCGGGCCACACGCATCGGCAGTACGCCGGCATCTTCCAAGCCGAGATCACCATTCCCGAGGGCGAGACGAAGATCGGCGACCGCAAGCTCGTCTTCATGCGCTCGGGCGCGTTCCTGCGCGGGTACGCGGAGAGCGCGGTCGATCCGTTCGCTCCCTGGGTGCCCGACTACGCCGAGGAGAAGATGCTTCCTCCGGCCGTGATGGGCGTACTCTCCTGCCGCGTCGAGGCGAGCCCCACCGGGAAGCTCTACTACGAACTGCGCCAGCGGACGCTATGAGGTACGCGGCCATCAAGGTCGTGTTCTCTCCGCTCCTCTCGCGCTTCAAGTCGGTGAGGGATCGCGGTGCGTTCGTCCACGGCCAGACGACCGGGCGAACCGTGTGGATCGACCCGCGCGGCTCCGAGGTGGTGAAGACGATGGTCCACGAGTTGATCCACCTGAAGCACCCGTCGTGGTCTGAAGAGGCGGTCATCGCGGAGACGGCAAGGCGCTACCGGAAGATGGGCTGGAAGGAAAAGGCTCGCCTGCTCCAACTCATCGGGAAGGGAACAATCGAGGGCGAGGAGACGTAGATCACCCTGGAGGTAAAGCGTGGCGAAGGACGACGGCAAGCTCAGGACGTTCGATAGCGGGGCAACCCGCGACACCGCGGCCAACAAGATCGACCCCGAGGGGTTCCTCGATCCATTCGTGATAGCCACCTTCTCGGAGTACATGAACCGGCACCGAATCCAGTCGGATGGCGGACTGCGCGACTCCGACAACTGGCAGAAGGGCTTCACCCGGGCCGCCATCATCAAGAGCCTGTGGCGGCACTTCCTCGACGTGTGGCTCATGCACCGAGGCAACCCTCCGCAGAGCCAGGACCACTTCGAGGTTTGGATCAAGCGCGGAAAAGAGGCGGCCTTGCGAGAGGCGCTTTGCGGGATCCTCTTCAACGCTCAGGCGTATCTGCGCGAGTCGCTCCGGAACCGCAACCGGAAGGGATAGCCGAAAGAGCCTGCTAGACTAGCGTGCATGAAGCACGCGCAGGCGCGAGCCGTCCTTCGACGGCGTCACCGTAGGTTCGTCGCACCCTTCGAGAGCAAGTTCGCGGACGCCTACCGTGGCGTCATGCGCGACATGAAGAAGGCCGATCCTCGCCCGGGGCCAGCCGCGAAGGCGACGTGGCGCGGCAACGTGCTCGACGCCATGCGCCCCCACTACCACGCGGCCATCCTGGCCGGCGGGCGCGACTTCCTCACCCGGACACTCAGCATCCGGAAGAAGGCCGCCGCGCTCATCCACACGAAGGCCCCGCTCCCGGGCGCGAAGGGCGTCGTCGTGAGCCTGGAGCAGAGCTTCTCCGACCGGATCATGGAGACGGTAGACACCACCGTTGACGGACTTCAGGAAGTGCTCGACGAGGCGGTGGCGGACGGCCTCGACGCGTCCGAGATCGACGACCTCATCTCTCAGGAGTGGGACGACGTTCTCGGTTCGCGAACCGACACCATCGCCACCACGGAGACGAACGGCGCGATCAACAGCGTCCGCGATTACCTCGCGCTTCAACTCGTCGAGCTTCAATACTGGATGACCGCGCAGGACGAACGCGTGCGCCCGACCCACGTCATCTACGGCGAGGCGGGCTCGAAGCCGGTGGGCTTCGACTGGAGCCAACTCGCCGACGACGCCGGCTACACGCTGCGCTTCCCGTGCGACCCGGAGTGCCACGAGCCGAGCGAGGTGGTGAACTGCCGTTGCTTCACGGTGCCGGACGGAGAGGTGGACCTCGCGCCGGACGAGTTGGCCGACTACTTGGCCGACTTCGAGATGGATCCGGAGGATCTCCTGCTCTCGGAGGACCAGACGGCCACCGTCTTCGGGGCCAACCCGGAGAAGGGCATCTCGAAGGACTTCGACGAGACGCTGCACCCGCGCGACGAGCATGGGCGCTTCACGGCGAACCCGTGGTCCGGCCGCTTCTACCCGAGCGACACCGGCGAGATCGCGCGAGGCGATGAAGAGGCGGCGGCCGGAAGCGATTCGGAGGCCCGTGCCGAGTGGCAGACCCAGGTGGATGCCGTGAGGGATCGCGTCGAGGAGTTGGGCCGGAAGTCCGACGCGGCTTACAAGATGCGCGAGTCCACTCAGGAGCACCTCAACTCCGTGGTGGATCGGATCGACGCCTCCGTCGAGGAGAGCATGAAGGCGTGGTTCGCCGGTCATCCGAACTACGACAGCGCCGACGCAGAGAACGAACGGACACGGATGCGGACGGAGATCCAAAACGGAGACACCGAGGACGGCAAGGCATACCGGGCCGCGCTCGCCGATGCGAACATGGCAGCCAGAGACAACCGCACGGCTGCGGATGCGCTCACGGCCGCCGAAGACGAACTGGACGCGCTGAAGGGGAACCAACCCACCGGGACTCCGGACCCGACGACGGTGGGGACCATCGCCGAGCGCAATCAGGTGATGAGGGACGCCATCGACCGCATGAGGGCCGACGTGCCTACCCCCGAGCGCATGGCCGAGCTTCGCAACGAGGAGAGCAACCTCCACAGCCCCGCGCTCGACAAGGCCGTCGAGGACGCAAAGACGTTCCGCGACAAGGCCGAGGCCGCGGGTGCCGAGTACATGAAGCTCCAAAGCGAGTACGGCGCGAAGCGTGATGCGGCGATGCAGCAAGGCGCGAAGAACGCCGTCGAGACGTTCTACGCGCAGCACCCGGAACTGGACCTCCGCAACATTTCCAACGAGGACCGAGAGAAAGACTACAACGATCTGTCCAACGCGAAGCTCCGAGCGATCGGGGACACGGATGCTGCAAAGGCCGCGCTCGACGCGCTGCCGAAGGCGAAAGACCCGAATCAGGAGGCCGAAGACAATCTCTTCAAGCGTGCGATGTCCGATCCGGCAGTAGCGGCTGCGATGCGCGAGAAGTACACGGGCGAGAGCATCCCTAGCGATGCGCCGATGCGCGAGATGATCGCGCGAGAGGCAGAGGCGGCGGATCCGAACGCTACCGTTGCACGCGACTCCGATCTCGTGAAGCTCAAGCTCGACGCGATGTACGAAGCCGAGGAGAACAGGCTTCGCGTCGAGAAGCCCGAAAAGTATGGCGGCAACGCCGATGCTCTCAACGCCGCGATGGCGAAGTTCGTCGAGGCCAGGGATCGCGCAGTCACGACTGCCGTGGCGCAGGACCGCTACCGCAACGCCATCGAAATGGCGAGCTTCGCCGACAAGGGCTCGTGGGAAAGCGCCTACGGCCAGATGCGTTCCGATCAGGGCGACCGCAGCCTGATCTCGGACGACGAGGAGCGCGGCAAGCTCGATCAGATCGCCGGTACCACACTCGTCAACCTCGAAGCCACCCAGGAATACAAGGATCTCAACGAGGCCAAGAACCTCGCGCGGACCCAGATGGACGAGTACGAGCAGACGGCACGCATGGCGCAGGACCAAATCGGGATCGAGAAAGAGAAGCTCCTCGACGAGTTCGCACAGAAGGCCGGGCCGGGCTACTTCTACGCTCGCGCGATGGCGGACGACGACTACTACAACAAGAACATGGACGACCTCCGAGAAGGGTGGCAGCACATCGGAGGAGAGGGACCGTCGCGCCTCCGCGCCGCAGTCGGGATCGGGCTCGGGCTGGAGACGGGCGCGATCTATGACAAGAAACAGGGCGGCTTCCTCACCGTGGACAAGTACGGTGATCTGCGCGACGACTTCAAGACGATTCAGTACGCCGGCCTCCTGCGCCGCGAGTATGCCGAGACGCAGGAGGACATCGTCAACGGAAAGCTCGGCTCCGTCGAGACGCTCGGCCAGGAACACATGGGCGGGAAGGAACCGTCTAGCGGAGGCGACAGCGAGGACGACCCGGAGCAGACGTGGAGCGACGACGAGAAGTACGATGAGCAGGCCGGGAAGGAAGACTGGTACCAATCCGACGAGTTCAGCAACGACGAGTTTCAGGCGCAGAGCTACGATTGGGAGAACAATACCTCCGACGACTCGAAGCTCACGGACTACGCCACCGGCAACAAAGGCGATCTGGCGGAAGCAGAGATCGCTTCTGCGAAGGCTTTCGCGTCTAAGGATGCTGCCGAGAGTGCTTCTGGGTGGAGCGACCTCGGCGACGTGAACGACGCCTCCATCGCCGAGCAGGCTCGATACCTCCGCGAAAAGCTCGGCACCGACTTCGTCGAAGGCATGGTGACGCCCGATGAGGCGAAGGTGCGCCACGAGGCGGAATCCGACGTTCACCGAGAGATGGTGAACGAGACGCTGGCCGCGCAGTTTCGTGTAGGTGCCTGGAGCGGTGCAGAGCAGATGCTCGGTGCCGCGCTGACGCCGGAAGTTCGAGAGGCGCTCGGGAAGATCATCGACGATCCCCAGTTCGCCAGCACCAGCGGCTTCTCCGCGGCGCAGCGAGACTATTTGGACCTGTTGCTACAGACGAAGCGCGACGCGTTCGGTGACAAAAAGATTTCGACGTCCAACTGGCGCGTCGAGGCAAGGGCCGCGCTGTCGATGGCCGAGAGCGTCGCCGGGAAGGAATCCGTAGCCATCGCCTCGCTTCCGCTCGACGATCCGAACATCCAGGCTCGCGTGGACGACGCGCACCTCAACGCTGCTCGCGAGTACCTCCAGATCGAAGCGGCGGATCTGAATTGGAGCAAGCTCTACAAGCAGACGGTTGGCGACCACGGTACCGCCTGGAGACTCCTGAAGGACGAGGAGACTACCGACGTGTTCCCCAATGGAGTGCCGCGAGCGTTGAAGTACAGCAACGGCGACACGCTCGAAAACGACGCGCGTCAGCGCTTCTCCGAAGATTGGCAATGGGACGACTCGGATGTGGACGACTCGTGGAACAACTGGTGGTCCGAGCACAAGAGCGAGTACGAGACGGCGGGCTTCGCGGCGGCCAAGGCCGAATACGAGGCCGGCCAGCAAGAGAAGGTGAACCAAGCCACCATCGAGGAGCCGAAGACAGCCGCACCCGCTGCCGCCGGAGAGGCACCGCACGAGCGCGGCTACGTCCAGGCGTACCGTGGCCTCAATGGTGCGCCGACGAAGTACATCCACAGCTTCACGGACTCGTGGTCTACGTCGCGCAACAAGGCCCGCGACTTCGGCTCTCGCACCATCCTCGACTGGAAGATCCCCGTCGAGCGGCTCCTCGTCTTCCAGGGGGCGCGGAATTGGGCCGCCGAGAAGGTTGGCGGCATGGGGAACACGGAGTTCGAGGTGATGCCGCTCTCCGATATGCCGAAGTGGTACCGTGAGAGCTACCGGGCGTACATGAGGGCAAAGTCCGAAGCCTCGAAGCGCCAGAAGGCAGAGGCGAAAGCATGACCGAGACGCTAAACGTGCTGGACGCGAAGACGGGAAAGCGGATCGGGAGCGTCGAGGTGATCCGGGCGAACCCGGCAAACCCGAAGGACGTGGACCTCCTGAACGCGATGCTCCGCGACGGGACGCTCACGCCTCCCATCGAAGCGTCCATGCCTGACACGGAGCCCGTGGTAAAGTAGCAGGGACAGTCTGACAGGAGGGGAAGAAGATGCGAACCACCGAGAAGTGGCGCGAGGAGATCGAGAAGGGCGTCATGCCCGCCTCCGTGCTGAAGACGTATGTGCCCGAGAGGGTCGAGGCCAGCACCGAGGGCGACATCCGAAAGGCGGCCTTCGTCGTCTCCACCGGAAGCGAGGACCGCGACGGCGACACCGTGAACCCCGCCGGATGGGTGCTCGACAACTACCGCAAGAACCCCATCGTGCTCTGGGCACACTCGATCAAGGATCTCCCCATCGCACGCGCGGAGAGCATCGGCGTCGAGGGCGGCAAGCTCAAGTCCGTGACCGTCTTCCCGAAGCCGGGCGTCTACCCGTTCGCGGATCAGGTGTACGGCCTCGTCCGCGACGGCTTCCTGAAGGGCACGAGCGTCGGCTTCCACCCGCTCGAAGCCGCGCCGCGCAAGGGGAAGTCCAAGGGCATCGACTTCGCCCGCCAGGAGCTTTACGAGTTCTCGCTCCTGCCCATCCCGTCCAACCGCGAGGCGCTCGTCGAGGCCAAGGCCGCGGGGCACGACGTGGCGATGGTGGTGAAGTGGGCCAGCGACTTCCTCGACTACGCCGAGGCGGAAGGGATCTGGGTGCCCAAGTACCAGATCGAGAAGGCGCTCAAGCTCGTGCTGCCGCTGCAAGTGTCCGTCCCCGCGATGCCTCCGTCGCAGGCAGGAGCCGGGTCGGAGGGCCACGCCATCGCGGGGGCGGATCTCTCCGACGCAGAGGTGAAGGGCCTGCTCGACATCATCGAGAAGGGCGACGCTACCGGCCACCCGTTCCGTGGAAACCAGTACGGCGGCGGGAAGACCGGAGACGCCGAGGCGCAGAGGGCGGAAGATCGCGGCGGGAAGTCAGGCTGGCTCAACGCGGAGATCGCTCGTCACAACGCTGAGGTTCGCGCGACTCAGCCGAAGGACGACATGGCGAAGTGGACCGAGGACAACCGGAAGCTGAAGTTCGAGGCAATGGACGCCGCGATGAAAACGCCTCCCACGAGGGCCGATTCCACGAAGCCCGCGAAGGACGAGACGGTTCCTCCGGCGAACGTGGGCACCACTCGCGAGCAAGCAGCCTTGAATGGCCCGGTCGGCGGCGACCCGATCAACGAGCGCCGCTTCATGGACCACGCAGGGGAGATGTGGTCGCGCGGGACGCATCCGACCCTCGGAACGGAGTTGGTCCACGAGGCCACCGGAGCGCACCACTACCCGGACCACAAGGGCAAGCCCGCGCCTCCGAAGCGTAAGAAGAAGGGAATCGAGGAGGAGATCATGGTGGACGAAGTCCAGGCTCTCGCGGACGCGCTGTTCGGCGAGGGAGTCACGAAGGGAGCGCCCCCGTGGGCCAAGGAAGCGCCGGCCGCGGCAGGACCGCCTCCGGGAACGAAGCCGGACGCGAAGGGCAAGGTCAACCCGGACGAGGCGGCGAAGGCCGCGCGACAGGCCGCGCAGGACCACAACGACTCGCAGAAGGACGCCGAACCGGACCCGAACGACCCGAACGAGTCGGCCGAGCAGGCGGCGGGCGAGCCCGACGAGCAGAACGGTGCGGGCGGCCCCGATCAACTGGAAGCGGGCCTTCTGACGGAGATCGCGGGTCTGAAGCAGGGTGGTGATCCCGTCCAGATCGCCACGGCCCTGAAGGCGGCTCTGGAGAAGTTCGCGGCGGCATTCATGCAGACCTACGCCCAGAACCCCGCGACCGCGAGCCCGGCGACGCCGGCCGGCCCAGGAGCGCCCGGGGCGCAGCCGAACACGCCGGCCCCAGGCGGGCAGCCGTCCGCACAGCCGGCGACGCCCGGCTCCGCGGCGGTGACGCCGGCAGCCGCGGGAGCCGCGGCTCCCCAGGCGGTGCCGCAGCCGAAGAAGCCCGTACCTCCGCAGTTCAAGAAGGGGATCGACATTCCCGAGCTTGGGATCTCGCTGGACGAGAACGAGCTTCGTGATACGATCTCGAAGGCAGTCACCCGCCAGATGGCGGAAGCCAGGATGCACCTCACCGGAAAGCTCCCCGGGTAGGAGAGCGAAGCGAAGCGAGCAACCCCGCCGCCGGGAAGGCGGCAAGCTGAAAGGACACCTCTCATGGAGATCACCACCAAGGCGAAGCTGGACGAGTACATCTCCGGCGTCGTCAAGGGCACGATCATGGAGCAGTTCGCCGAGTTCCGGAAGGAACAGGAAGCGAAGTCCGCCTCCATGCCGCAGTTTACTCGCTCTCCCGAGCCGGAGAAGGTCGAGAAGGGCGTCACCCTCGCCCGCATCATCCGCGCCTACGCTTCCTCGAAGGGCAACATCGAGAAGGCGGCCGACTACGCCAAGGCCAACGACTTCGGCCCCGACGTGGTCAAGGCTCTCGCCACGCAGCCGAACAGCGCGGGCGGGTACATCGTGCCGCCGCAATACAGCACGGACCTGATCGAGCTTCTCTACAACCGGGTCGCCATCCGGAAGCTCGGCGCTCAATCGATCCCGATGCCGAACGGCAACCTCACCATCCCGAAGCTGACGGCGGGCGCGAGCGCGTCCTACATCGGCGAGAACACCGGGGTGGACGCGCAGCAACCCTCGTTCGGCGTGATCTCGCTGAACTGGAAGAAGCTCGCGGCCGTCATCGCCATCTCGAATGACCTGATCCGCTACTCGTCCCCGAAGGCGGACGAGGTGGTGAAGAACGACCTCACCAACGCGTTCGCGGTGGTCGAGGACGCGCAGTTCCTCCGCGGCACCGGCACCGGCCAAGGCCCCCGTGGCTTGGACTCGTGGATCCCCACCGCCTCGCCGGATCACGTCGATCCCGCGCAGTCGGCGGACGGCTCCGACCTCACCCTCGTCATCGCGGATCTGTTCAAGGGTCCGAAGGCGCTCGAAGAGGCGAACATCCCCTTCGTCAAGCCCGGCTGGATCATCTCCCCGCGTACGAAGTTCTTCCTGATGACCGTCCGTGACTCCGTGGGCAACTTCTACTTCCTCGACGAGATGAAGCGCGGAAGCCTGATCGGCTACCCCTACGTCTCCACGAACCAAGTGCCCTCCAACCTCGGCGGCGGGACGGACGAGTCGGTGATCTACTTCGGCGACTTCAACGACGCCGTCATCGGCGAGTCCACCGACCTCATGCTCGACGTGAGCCAGGAGGCGAGCTACCTCGTGAACGGGAGCCTCGTCTCGGCGTTCGCGTTCGACCAGACCGTCATCCGCGGCATCGCCCGGCACGACTTCTGCGTCCGCCGGCAGGAGTCCTTCCACAAGCTCGACACCGTCAAGTGGGGCAAGTAAGGTAACGGCGTAAGACAAGGAAAGGAACCAATCCAATGCTGCCCTTCACTCTCGACGGAGCACCGACTCTGGTCGGCTCCGCTCACCCCACCAACGCCGTGACGACCTACACCGTCACCGGCGACAAGGCGCTCTCCATCCCGACGAACGACTTCGAGGCGCTCGCGATCGACGTGTACTACCGCAGCCCCGACACGGGCGCGAAGACCATCACCGACCTCGACCTCTGGGAGTGCGACGCCGTGGACGACACGGTCGGCACCGGGGGCTGGACCGAGGTGGCGCAGGCCGACTTCGAGGCCGCCGCGGGCGACACCGAGGCGCAGACGCTCTCCGCTTCGGCCGCCTACGACGGCGTCAAGCGGTTCATCGTCCCGATGCGGCTGTTCAACAAGAAGTTCGTCAACGTCATCGTGACCGGCGGATGCCCCGACCCGACGACCGTGCTCGGGACCGTCATCGCCGTGGTGCTCACCGGGATCGTGCAACGCCGCAAGGCTCCGTTCTACAAGATGGTGGGCGTGCCCCCCGTCTGGACGGCGCAGTAAGAAGCCCGTGACGCCCGTCAAGTTCCTGAAGGGAGCGCAAGTCGGCTTCCGGTGCTACGGCCCCGGCGAGACGGCGAGCGTACCGGACGGGATGGTGACGGACCTCATTCGGCGGGGGGTGGCGGAAACGCTG